GACCACCGGAATTCCGAGAGCGCAAAAAAACCAAGCGAGGTATTTTAAATCTTCAAATGAAATGTGGAAAGGCGCACAGAATACCACTCTCCACAAATCAATTATATCTGACATTCTAACCTCAGATAGTTATTTCCACGCACTTGGTAGTGGCATTCCAGTTTACCGCCCGGTGATTAGCGGCAGCATAGCCAGATAGGCTATTATGGGCAATGTTAGCAGCATCAGCCGCCAGGGTAATGTCGTCTGTGTTATTTGTGACAGTTACGCCCGTGCCTGCCTTGATGGTCTTGAGCTTGAAATCTACGCCAGACTTTTCTTTGTAGACCTGACCCGCCCCTGTGCCTACGTTGGAACAGGTGTTTGTTTCGCCGCTGGCGCTATCCGCCGCCCATGCAGAGCCATTATAAAACATCCTGGCATTGCTGTCTATATCATAGACGTACCAGCCTTCTGCCGGTGTGGCATAGTCCCAGCCGGTACCATTGTAGGTGGCGATCTTGCCCGCATTGCCCGCCCATGCCCCGGTCGGAGATGTATCGAGAAGATACCTATCTCCTTCGGATGGTGCACCGGGCGGATCATTGAGGATATCCAGAACAGGCTGCTGCCAGCCAGCATAATCTCTCGGGACAACAGGATATAGGGCCATTAGTCAACCTCCTAAATAGTCTTCTCCTGCTTCTTTTCCTGCTTAATCTCCTCATAGGTCTGAGGATCATCGAGTACTCGCTTGAGAGTGGCCGGATCGGCCACCTCCCAAGTAACGCCAGTGGTCTTATTCCGGAATAGCCTTGCAGCGAGCTTCTCTGCGGTGGCCATCTATGCCACCTTCAGGACTGCCACTTTTCCGGTAATATAACCGCTGGAGATCTCCAGATACCCGGTGGTATTCATGAATCTGGCAGATTCGAGAGGGCCTATCCAGGTTACGCCCGCGACCCTATCTGTCAAAGTCAAATTACCAATGCTTGACCTGAACGCATGGGCACCATCTCCGGCCATGATGGAGAAATAGTCTACGCTGGTGTTGGAGAAGCTGGTACAATTGAGTCCGATGATGAGATCATAGCCCTCGGGCCAGTCGTAGTAGTTGATTGATCCATTGGCAGCGAGAGTGGTCCAGGCATTAGGTGCAGATGCGTAATCGTTCGGGGCATCCAGGCTGGATACTGCTGATATGGCGGTGTAGGTGGCGCTCGCCATGCCCAGCGACAGCATCATAGCCAGGAAAAGGATTGGAAGGAATTTCTTCATCTTCATATCACCTCAGGTCTTGCTCATGGTCATAACACCCAGATACTCGGGCCGGACCACCTTTGCGCCGTACACGTCCAAGCCTCTGACCACATCCCGGAACTGATCCGGGTCCCTGATGGCCTCGACCTTTACTATCTGATCTGCGAAAGTAATGGCTCGATTGGTGCCGAAGAGGATTTTGTACTTTGCCCCTGCTGTGTTGGGGACATTGTGAGCCTCCAGGATGTCGAAGCCTGCTATCCGGGTTACAAAGCCATTCAGGATCGCTCCGCCTGCAATCTGCCCTGCGGCAGCACCGGCGAGCTTCAGATCCTTGCTGATCATGGCAGAGACCCATGGGGGTATGATCATGAACCGGCCCTGTCTCGGTGCCTTGCTGTCAGTCAGCAGGGTGGCGCAATCCTCTATGACATTGAAGATGTTGTTGCTGCCGCCATCCTGGACTGCATCAGGCACAATGGCGCTGGCATCGGAGCCATTGAGGTTGCTGGCGCTGGCGTCGGTGTAGAGAGATGCGATGTACTGATCTCGAGTATCGGCCAGAGCATATCCAGCCTCATCCCTTGCGTCCGCCTCAAAGTTGCCAGCGGCCTGGGCCTTGTCGAGATCCTCAACGGCAAAGGCGAAGCTCTTCTGCTGAGTAATCCGCAGCTCGGTATCGGCGTCGGTGAGCTGCTGAGGAGCGGCCATATCGGTGCCCTTTGTATAGTCGCTGATCGTTACGGAGCCAAGCCCTGTGATATGCAGGACATCGCCCTTCTGGCCTATGATGCCCTGGTAATCTCTGTTGATTACGCCAGGCTGACCATAGACCAGATTCTTCCGGGCCTGGAGCAGCAGATTAGCCGCCCACAGCTCGGGGATGAAATTGGAAATCATATACTACCTCACGAATTGTAATCTACTCGCCCCTCTCTCTGAGCGAGATTGATGTCGTCCAGAGTCTTGGAGTCTACCTTTGTCGGATCTTGGAGCACTGCCTGGATCTCCGACTTCTTCCAGGTCTTCTTTTGCGGCGTCCCCGGCACCCCATTGTTTCCCGCCCCCTGGGCTGCTGTTGGGGGTCCGGGTGGCTGCTGTGTCCCCGGCTCTGGGGCCGGTGGTGCTATGGTGAGCAGCTTGGCGGCGATTAGCTGCTGGATGCTGCCCTGGATTTCCTCGCGGGTCTTGCCCGCGATATTGAAATGCTGAAGAATGATAGGGATCTGCTGCGATGGAACCCCTACTGTCATGAGGGCTTCCATCTTTGCGAGCTTCAGGTCTGCCCCGGATAGCGTCTCTCCAGTGGGAGGTTTAGTCTGCTTGGCTGCCTTCTGGGCGGCTACATAGTCCTTGAGCCCGCCCGGCTGGATGCCCAGCTCCCTCTCCATCGCCCCCATCTTCTCAGCGAAGCGGCGATCAAAGATCTCCTGATGTGCAGGAGTCCAGATGTTGCCATCGCTTGGAGGATTCTGCCCCGGCTGTGGTGCCGGTGTCTGTGCTGGTGGCTGGTTATTCCCGCCTGTTGCTGGATCTGCCGGAGGCGTGGCCGGTGGTGCTGGTGGTTCATTGCCTGTCATACGAGATATCTCCCCTGATTAGGCATCAGGTGGCCATTTGTGATTGTGAAAAGATGATTATGCGTTTCGGATTGCAGCGACCCGTTCGGCCAGCCCTGCTATGTACCTGTCTTTCTCCTCCGGCGCCAAGCTGAGCACATGTAGACAGCCCACATGGAGCAGCCCCGCGCCCTGGGCTTCGGCCAGGGAGGGATAATCAGGATCATTGCCGGATATGCTCAGGGTCCGGCCTTGCCAGGGGATGCACTTCGGGCATGAACCGGAATGAGTGGATATCCTGACCAGATCATGCCCATGCTCCTGATATCTATTGATGGACCCCTGCCGGAAAGCGCCGTTTGTGGTCTCCTGCGCCAGAACTTTGGCATAGCGGCCCAGATCCCATTGATGGCCCGCCTTATCGACAAAGCCAGTAATACCGTGATCAGCCAGATCCTGGCGGATACGCTTCGCGGCCTGCTTTGTGGTCTGGTAGCCGAGCACTGAGCCTTTTGAGGCCTCCAGGGATATCGACCTGGCGAGGTCTCCGACTTTGCGGCCAATGACATGATCGACATCTTCCAGCCTGGAATAGGTATTTTCGGCCAGCACTTGCGCGGCCTGTTGATGGATCGAGCCGAATCCTGGTATGGCCTTGCCGCTCATGAGGGGGTCCTTGTCTGCCCAGTCCATGCCCCTCATGTAGCTGTCCGGGATCGCCTCGGTGCACCATGTTCTGGAGCCTTTGAGGAGATCGGCCCGGATCTGCTGGACGCGCTGGAGAAGCGTCTTCTGCCAGGCCATGCTGTAGCTTTCGGAGGCTGGATCTTTAAGGAGGAGCCTGTTGATTTCGGTGAGGATCTCCTTTTCTGCCCCGTCATAGAGCCGAATCAGGCGCTGGGCCTGGGCATCACTGAGCGGGCTCTTGGTTGGCATTTGTGGCCTCCAGGCCGGGCAGCTCCACCACGGGGGCCTCCGGGGCGGCTGGTTGGGCCGCTCTGAGGCGCTCCAGCTCTTTGGTGAAGGCATCGGAGCCTTCCTTAAGGCCCTGCAGTTCCAGCTTTCTCTCCATGCTTATGGCCCCCATGGCGTCCCAGAATTGCGCCACCTGGGCGATCTCCACCGGGTCCTCGGGTATGCCATCCTGCATGTTGACCGTGATTGATTCAATAGGAATTGCAGGGGGGTGAAGCTGGCTCCATAGATTCAGTATTTTGGGGATAGACCTCTCTGCTGCCCTTGCATATCGGCTGACTTTCGCCAGCGTGGGAATAAGCCGAATTCGGAGGGCAGTGCCGCTCTCTGCGGTGCCTTGCCCCTGCCCCGCCAGGAGGACACGGGAAAGCTGGAGCATCTGCAAAAGCTGATCCATGGCCTGTTCAATAGCCCGGTCAACTGCCCCTAGTTCTGCCTGCCATACCATCAGGGCAGGTTGGGTGTCTCCAGGTTGGGTGATGATCGCATTTCCGGGCTTGAATACCCATTCCTGCTT